CATTGCAAGATAATGTGCATAATAAAGATCAGTGCTCTGTCCAGCTGGTCCGGCAATATGATGCACACGCCATTGGTACTGCATGCATTTTTGTGGTATTAACATCCACTTGTTGCCTATGCCGCGCCTATTATTTTCATCCATGCAGCAATAATCTTTGAACCTTCGTGCTTCCCAGGGAACTTCATATGCACCTCGGTTGTTAGGTACATCATGTGGTTCAATCCACTTGCCCAGATAGTAGAGGCAATGCTGTGGTCCTTGTTCAAGCTGTGTACGTATCTGTTCTAAGCTTGGACCTTTGGTCACTATAAGCTCGTCTATGTCATTGTTAAGTACCATGCTGGCATTGCTGAGATAGCGATACTTGGCATGTTCAAGCATGCAATACTGACCGTAATCGCTATCCCACGGCGCATAGTCGCTGCCCTGTGGACCATATGGATAAGGCCACGGTACTATCTTGAGCTTGATATAATCCCTGCTGAGGCGCTGATCTAACTCGCCAACTGTGTATTTGTTGCTGCTGTTATCATAGATGAGAAATCCATCTATGCCATGCACACGATAGTGATAATCCATCCACTGTTCGATCCATTCGATTGGATTATTCTTCTGAAGAGTAACCATGACCTTGTGACCATTGAAATAACCATCATTGTGATTTACTTCAATTGGTAACGGATCGGTACCCTTGCTCAACAGCACGATATGTGAATCTATCTTGCGAGTCTGAACTACAGTGTAGCTAACTCTATCAAGATCGTAGAACTGATAGTTGAGCAGATTGTTGTCGCGGTCACCAAACCCTGCATTGTCCTTGAACCAATTCTTAGCATCATAGATAGGAGGACCTATCAGTATGGTTTGGTTCTCATTGAGCTGTACGCAATCATACCATAGATTATCCCAGTCAAAGTTATCATCAAACTTCATGCCGCCGCAGTAATCTATGCGCTGCTCGAGCAGTCGTGCTGGCTCACGTTTCAATAGCCAAGTAGCAGGGAACTTAACGGTGGTAACTGGATCTATCATACTAATCGCCTCAGATCTTCTATGTGCTGATGATATCTTAGCTCATTGGTAATATCGTGATATACTGGATTATTGCCTAACGAAAACTTTTCCATGTTGCGATGATTGAAAAGTTCGTTGCCATTGCGATCGCGCTGTACCATGACAGTTCCACCTCCCCATTTCTTGTATTGGTTAGCATTGCCCTTGTGGAACGGACCAAATGGCATGAAGCCATATGGTACTTTTGGGTCAGCTTGATAGTTAATGTAGCTAGGCCGGCGACCATTGCGCAGATCAAGATGTTGCCAAGCCATGCGGAAAGTTTCAGCATCTCCGCCAAAATGATAATAGACTTCGCAGTTGTCGGCATAATGCTTGACTAGATTCATCTCGGTCCAACACTGTGCCTTGTTGAATAACAGCTGACCTGTTTCGAATGGTTCGCCATCATTGGGATTAACATTGAATATGCGCCACATTGGCGCTTCATCGTGATAGCGATTGGCACGATCGGTGCTAAACACATCTCGCCAAAACAAGCTGCCCTTGTCTTGGTATTCTTGATCGTCAAACAAGAATTCTAGATTTCGTATGGGAAAACTGTCAGCATCTAACCATAGATTCTCTGCGTATTGGCTTTCCCATAATGCATAGACTTTGGTACTCCAACCTGCCTTAGAACCATATATTGTCGTAAAATCCTTAGCATTGCCCTGTATCTCAGTAACAGTTATCTGGTCAGGAGCAGGGCTACGCAAGATAGCTGCTTGCTGCGGAGTTATCTCATCTTTGCGATGGAATATCTCAATAGGAAGTTTCACTTCTTGCAATATCAACTCGCGCATCAATATGTAACCGCTGGCAATCTCTTTACCATACACGCTGGTTACGATGCTACGACCTGGTTTAAAATGCGGTATACTCAATCGATTCAGCGTGTTGTCAACGCTTTGGTATAGTTCCTGTAGATTAACCTGCATAACGTGCCTCGACTATTGGTTTCCATTCCGGAATACGATCATATTGATGTAAGATGAAATGCGTCCTGCCATTGCTGGTAGTAGCATACTCTCCATCCCAGAGAGGTTGTGGTTCTAGCAGGTGAGGTTTAAAGGTATGCATCTTAGCTGGATCAAAGGATGTACCAGCTTGGCATGCCCAACCATCTTCGCTCATGCTAAACTTAGTGATGCTCTTGTAAGGTTCTAATCCAAGTAGCACGTTGTAGGCAGCTTGATCAGGATTGTGTATCTTGGTAGCATGCTGGCTGCCAACGCTGAGCAGATAGATGTTGAGCCACAGGTCCTTCATCACGCTAGGCACCCCGCATTGCACACCACAGTTCCAGATAGGATTGGCTTTCATCTTGTCATATACCCATGGGAAGCTATGCTGTAGATTCTCGTTGCCCCAAGGTTCATGCTGATACTGTAAGCTTTCGCAGCTGGCTAATATCTTAGCATTGCCCATGTTAGCATCTAACCAATCGCTGGGATTGCGCTGGAACACCACGTCTTTGACGTCGGTATGAATGACGTAGCGATAATCCTCTTGCTTCATTAGATTTTCTAAAAAACTGTGTAGATGCAAGAAACGCTCAACTACGATGATCAACTGTCCTGGATAAACGAGATTGCCTGTGTTGGGATCTTGACCAAATCCCATGACCTTGAAGCCTCGATCGTTAAGCTTTTGTACTGTGCTTAACTGTGAGTTGTAAACCAGCATAGCTTTGTCGCCAGTAAACCCACAAGCATCTATGCTGTTGGCCCAGTACTGGATCTTATCCCAGTCGTAGTTGGTAAACGACCCTATTATGATATCTTTTGACATGCGTAATTGTGTGGTTACACCGCATCAATCGCAATTTATTCCCAGGTACTTGTCAGCACCCATGTCGCACATCATGCGAATGATCTTCTGGCCATTCTTGCTGCGCATGATGCTGCTGAGTTCTCGATCAGTCTTTTCATCACCTTTTATCTGTGCTAGCAACGGCATGTTCTGTTTGACAACCACATAATCATGTTTAGGCCAACGAGGACTGTCAAAGTAACTAAGTGCTTTGAACCAACGCATTATTAAATGAGGATCTTCTTTGATCTTGTCATGAGTTACAGGCAGCATAGCTACTCTTTGATTGCGTAAATCATCGAGACCGCCTGTGTAGTCATAGAGCACACCGTCCTTGTCGATGCTCATGCTGTTGATGGTTAGATCTCTATTTTGAGCGTCCTGTTCCCAGTCTTGACCTCGCACGATGCGCACTTTGCCGTCTTTGAGTTCAAGCTTGTATGCTATGCTAGTAACGTCTACTTTGTCATTACCAAAAACAGCTTTTATCGTACCGTGGCCAATGCCCTTGTCATCGTGTAGAATATCTTCCATGTTGAAGATATAGATCAGTTCACTTGGATCTGCATCGGTAGCAAAGTCAATGTCTCTTGGAGACTCACCTCTAACAAAATCTCGCACTGCACCGCCAACCACTCGTGCATCAAATCCATACTTGCGCAGGACCTCCGCAACTCGCTTGACTTCAGGGGTGAACACACTCTCAAACTTCTTTTCATCTATGTTGAGATTGGAAATCTTTTCTGTCAGCATGTGATATTTATAGAGCCAGTCGCCAATATCCGGGAGCGTAACGAGGCAATATGTATTCGCTCCATTGAGATCCGCTCCATTCTAGTAGCTTTCCGGTGAATGAATTGAGCACATATTGCGGAGAACCTATATAATTGTTGGCTTGCCATGTTACGGTCCAAACAGTGCCGTTAAATGTTATGATATCGTTGATATCTGCAGTGATACTTCCCCAAGCTGCACTTGTATCTGCTGGTTTTTCTGTTAGGAGATAACTTTGACCAACTATAGGTGCTGGTAGTCCTGTATTTGGACCTTTTTGTAAAGGGTTAACAATAGCTGTTATTGGTGCAATAGTGGTAGATGGTAAGCTATCTGGTTCAACTGTCCATATGATAAGATTTTGATTAGTTGGATGAGGCTGAATCCAACCTGCTGCTTGATACGTTGTCCCTGGGTTCAAATCTGGTATCTCTGTCCATACTGTAATTTGGCTAGCATTAGTCATGTATATGTTATATGGATTTAACGTTCCATATGGAAGGAACAACCTCCACCAAGCAATGTCTCCACCTGGGTATGTAGCTGATAGTAAGCCCATTGGTCCCAACGGGCTTCCAGAAACATTTGTAAAGACATTATCGCCGGCTGTGTTGTTGATAAACATTATTTGATTGTTGTTCTGCAGCTGTATGTTATAGCTAGTGTTGACCATCAAGGCAGCAGCACTATCTACAAATGTTGCTATATTTGTGGTGTTGATAGGTATTGTTATTCCGTTAAAACTAAAACTTGTACCAAGAGTTAAAACTGGATTTTCTTGTGAAAATGTCACTGTAGCTTTTTTAGCTAATTCAATGGGATCGCCAGCCGAGCTACACAAACTCATTGTATATTGATTATTACCTATCCAATTTAGTACGACACTATAATCTCCTGGAGTAACAACTTGTCTGCTTAAAAACTCGTATTCAGTCCAATCTACTTGATCGGTACTAGCTTTATTACCTTCTATGATATTTGTAACGATAGTTTGTATGAGATTTTGTTGAGTGACTTGTGCCGGAGGACTTATCCAAATAGGAAATCTAAAAACCATAGTTAGCACGTCTATTGGATTTTCAGTACCAATAGGAATTGTTCTGCTGCTCCATGTTATTTGGTCTTGCATTTCTATCCAGCTCAGCACTGTCCAATCTATCGGACTATTGCTGGTTTGTATCTCTATCGCGGGATTATAGAGTACCATTATCTGTTCAACTAGTTGCTCTTTTACACTTTCATTAGGTGTCCAAATATCAACGCTCATGCTCAGTTCATACGGCACGGGCATGTATCTGGCAACGCTGTATTGATTTCCGGGTGTGTTCAAATATTGTCCTGTATTTGGATCAATGGCTCTAGTGTCTATTTGCATGGTGTCGATTACTTGCGGCCCTTGCCTTCGACTCGGAGCCATGGCTAATCCACTTATCCAACAAGTAATAAATGGGGTTGTTAGCAATTTATTTTCGCTATTACCTTTGACAACTGTGGCTGCTATTCTAGTGGGATCTCCATATCTACATGGACATCTAACTAATTGTGGAGATCCATCGGGATTGGTTCCGACGCTATAGCTAAAATTGCTAAACGCTCGAATGAATTGCAAGCGATAATTGCGGAGCTGACCCGAATACCAATAATCCATGTTTTATCCTAGCTTTACTGATATTTATGGTAAATATTGTCAGGGTATGCTGCATGGAAGCTAAGATCATCCTGCTTAACGATATCTATGATATGCGTAAACGCAAGGAAGAAGAGCTGGCATTTTACAACGAAGAACTGCGCAAGCTTAAATTCAAGCTCGACATAGTTCGTAGAGAAATTGACCTAACTAACACTATCATCGATATGATCGAAAAAGAAAAGATAGAAGATATCAACAATCGTATACGATAGAAATCAGACAATTAATACTGATTTAGCTGCATTATAGTGAGCCTTGCGTTCCTCTAATCCGATAGTTCCGCCGTTTACTCTCTTGGTGCAACCAACGATGTCATCGGCATCTGCAAACTTATTTAGACCATTGTGTGCCCAGAACCAAGCAGCCGACCTGGCTGCACCCTCTGCAGTTTCCAGATAATCAGGATCTGTGTGCAGATCCACCTTAAGTACCGAACCACAAGCGTTGTAATTGTCCTTGCCAGTGAGCTGAATCAACCCGCGCCCGCGATAGCGGTAACCGTCGCCGCTGGCTTCGTCACCGTTGCCCATCCTGTTGCTGTATACCCTGTTAGCAATCTTCTCTGGTTGTTTCTCATAATCAGCAGGGTTAACGTCTCGGAAATACTTTGGAAAAACCTTGACTAGTGTTTCAGCACGATAATTGAGATTCTCTTGTACGGTGCTGAAGTTTCCGCTTTCGTGACCGCATTGTGCTAGGAACATTGCCTGCTCTTGGGCAGAACTAATATTGAATTCTGCCATAGCAGCGTTCAATGGGTCGCATATCTCTACTAGATCGCTTGAATCACCTTGAGGAAATATCTGTTGAAGTTGTGTAGCCGAGACCATTGGTTAGCTCCTATATGATGTCTGGGTCTAGTTTAGCACGCAATACTGTACGAAGATTTTGTTGTACCTGTATTACAGTGCCATCTGATAATGTGCTGGTTGCGTTACTATTATTTATGAAACCAGCTAGAGCAGATGTGCTTGGTGTCCAACTTGTCCTATAATCAATTTCGTGTCGCGTCCATACCGCACTGTTGCCTTGTTGAACTCTTTGGAATAGCTGCGGTGGGCTATAGTCAACTCTTAAAATCCAGGTTCCAGCTGGTGCACCCGCTGGAAATGTGATACCAGTTAACACAGGATTGCTTTGATTTGGGGGTATGCCATCTGTTGATAATATACTCACTGGTTGATTCAACTGACCCTCTAAGACATAAAATTGCTGTCCTTGTAGGTTACGGAATGGCACCTCAACAGTGGCTTGAGCTACTATCTGATCATTGATTTCAATTTCTCGGTTATAAACGCTGAGCATATCTGCAAGTGTTAATGTACTAGTACCGTTTGGATTTGGTATGGGGTCGCCGTTGAGATCAGTAGCAGGCTTCTGCAGTATGTCTCGGTATTCTTGGCTGTCTGTGATAGGATCACACTTTACTCGCCATATATGAGGCCACCAAGTTGGACTATAACCTTCTGCAGGACGAGCACCTTCTTGGACTACATAATACTTTGGTAGAACAAAATCTCCCAATGCTAAATCGTCTCGCCTGTGTTGTATTTCTATCACATCGCCGCTCATTAAAGTTCTGCCAATGCTGTTCACCATATCATTCAGATGAAACGTGATAAAAATAGTTTCGTTACTGAGAAATAATCCAAATTGTCTAAGGTCAAATTCGGTATCGCTAACAGCGTAATGGCCTTTAAGCGCTATAACATCTTGGTCATAGGCTCGATTGCGTATTTCCATGTTAAGCACATCGGATATCTGTAGCACGTTATCCTGTCCAGAATTTAACGCATCTAAGGCAGTATTAGGCTGCGTAAAATCGCCAGATACGTTGCTGGGCTTTGGTCCAAGATACTTGTGTATGCTAAATTCTGTGCCTCCAACTCTATATTGCTCGCTGATTAAGCGATCGAACAGCTTATAATCGTTCGTCCTAACTGAGGCGCCCTTCCAGAGGGTTAATGGTGGCACTTTTTGCTCCTAAACATATGCGCAGGTATTTATCTAGCAAGATCAGAGGATTATATCATTGATTTTACAGGAAAAATATTGCAAAAACCGTGAAAAAACAGTTGACAGCCCTGTAAACTATGCTACTATAAGCTATGTTGGAGGGACGAGATATGGAACAGATCACAGCTATTCCCCGTAAGATCAAGGGCGTTGATTTCTCTGCTGCTGGCCCTGAGAACGACAATCATGCTAAAGCATGGCGCGAAGCCATGGACTGGGCTCGCGTAGAGATGGATTATGCCACTCTCAAGCAATACTTCCAAACATGGGCTAAGCTAAACCGCGACATTGACGAGCAAGCTCATTGGGCTGCGCTTCCTACTCATCATTACGCTATGGTAGGACGTATTGCTTTCGTGGTACAGCATGGTGCCGTGATGCCAGAAGACATCAAAACATGGTTTGATGCTAAAGTGGACGAGCTGTTGCAGATCAAAGTAGCATTAGCTGATGACGATGAGCCAGAGCGCAAGCTGACCACGGTTCAGAAACGCAACCTAGACTATGTTACCCTGTACAGCAATAT